AGCTCTACTGAGAAGGAACCAGAGGCGGCTCGTGGCCAGACAATGGGTACATCGGCAATAACAGGCAGGGATTCAGACGATCCATCTTGCATGATACGGTCTATGGCTGGTTGCACGGATACGGTGCCCAAGGTCCCACTATAGGCTGTGATCTTTCCAGGCATATGCACGAATAGCCCGACAATAGATTTATTGATGGCGGCACTTATAACGTCTGCAAGGCTGTACTTAGCACCGGCCATTAGAAAATCCTCACATCGCAAAACCAATCACCTTGCACGCTGTTGCCCTTGAAATTCACGGAGTCAATCGTATGGGTGCCTGAGACTTCTCTCGACTCAATCGTCACCAGGCGACCTGGGACTAGATTAAAATTTAACAGTGACCGTACCTCTATTCCCTGTGATGAGGTCTTACCATCTTTTTTAGTGATCTTTTTTGGAGAGCCTATCATTCCATTCGTAGAGTTGATTAGGATGGAGCTATCCTTTAAGGCAAAGCCGATCTTGTAAATAGTCAGGACACCGTTGCTAACGTAGTAGCCGTAGTTAATGATGGAAAGGTATTCGGTAAGCAGGACAAACGGATTACCGTATAGGATAACCGACCAATTATAGTTCTTGATCTGATCTATAAAATAGACGTTTGCAGAGCTAGCCGTCTTCACATTGGCCTTTATGAATGAGACTATTTTATCTATAAGTTGGATATTCGTCGGGAAGCCAGACACGGTTTCATTCATCGAGGTATCGGTCAAATGTTCCAACATATTTATTTCGATGAGCGTATCTGTACCGTCCACTGATGCGAAGGTTTCCGTTACCGTGCCGACTACTATAACTGATATATCGTCATGATACCCAGCACTCAATTGAATGGAATCCCCCCTACCAATACTCGCTATTGTTTCCTCGTTGGGGTTATAGATCTTGATGGTAGCCGTATTGGAGGCAGAGTCAGAAGTTTTTTCTATTTCAAAATCAATTCCAAGACCGCGATTTGATCGGTCCTGAAATAGTATAGTCGCTAACCCATTGTCGGGTTGCAGAATCAGTTCATATGCTCGTATGAAACTAGCCATCGTTTATGCTCAGATAAAATAGGGATACGTCTTCGCCAAAATTAAAAAACGTAGCATCAGCGCCAATACCCAATGCGTCGAGAACGGTGAAGTCGCCAAACTGTAAAACACCATCGAATTTGAATCGAGTTATTGGATTGATGACATTGGTAAGTAGCGGTATACCGTAAACGATAGCCGCCTGCGTGGCATCCTTAAGATTCATCATCCACGTATCGACTCGCTTGTTGTAGTAAATCTCTACATAGTACCGCACGCCGTCAAGAAGTACGGAGAATTGATATCGTGTCTGCTTAGCTATGACGACCGGAATCTCTTTTAGGTTCATTTACCCGCCTCCCAAAATCGGATTCCAGTAGCCTTGTTCTTCAGCGGAATTCCGTAGTTGCTGATCCTCTGAATCTAGTATCGGTCCGTTGTTGCCAGCAGCCGCATCCGACTTGCTTCCAGAGAGCAGACTGGTAGCGCCCTTGTCGAATAAATTAGAGATTGGATTACCTTTGCTGACAGTCACGATGAGCACTTGCTTTAATGTCATGTCAACTCTGAATGCCTGGCCCGTTGATTTGTCGCGTGGGATCGAGAGACTTTCGATTAGAAATGGCGCAAGTCCGCCCGTGTTTAAACTCTTGAATCCGCTCTTAGCATAGAACGCATAAACGTAGAGGGGAGTAGCCTCATCCATCCACTTGTTCAATTGATTGAATGCGCGCTGACTCTTTGTCTGCGATTGGCCGTTGCCGACTAATCCCAGTAATGGTGACCCAGTCAAGTTATCTAAAACGCCTAGATAACTCATCGACGAATTCGAGGTAACGAGACTTAGAGCAATGGTGAAGTCCGTGCGTGCGGAATGATCCGACAGATAGCCGCCATCCTCCACTGGATACGTGGTGATAGAGGCAGACTTGGAATAACTTTCGCTAATCGTCGCATCCGCCTGGAATTGGATGGAACCTTTTATAAGATTTTTTTCTGCCGAATAGACTGCCTCTACCATTTTAATAGGCTGAACATCGAATAGTTTTGAGCGCAGATCTGACATATCTCATACCCTCAAAAATATGGAATATTGAAGATGGGTTTAGCCATGTTAATTTGTCTTTGCAGTGCTGGAGCTGGTTGGTTTGTCGATATCGAGACATCTTGCACGACAGAGAACTGCCGATTGTCGACCCTATTTATAGTCTGCTGTCCTGGCATTTCAGCGTATGCAGATGAGTTTGGTAATCTGATTCTAGCGTGCATACTTTGGCTATCTATATTCTGTTTCACCTTGACATAGAATGTAAGCATGTCACCTTTGAAATTGCTTGCTAACTGAGCAATAGTTTCTGGCAGGTCATCCGTGAAAAATTTGTTCAATTTGCCTAGTATAGATTCAATGACTTGAACTATCAGAGTAGAAGCCGCCATAGATATAGCGCCTATGATTGCTGGAATCTTATCAATCACGAATTCTACCATTTTCTCGAAACCCATGACCAGCAGCTTGCCTAGATTCCCAAGCGGATTATCCTTATCGAGTTGAATCCCAAGACGTTGACCGATATACGACCGATCACCTGCTAGGAAAAAAAAGAAATCCTGGAGGAGTCGAGCGACGTGGACCAGAAAATCTCCGATGTTCCGTATGAATTTTTGCCCTGTTCCCGTGTCAAGTCCGAATGCTTGAGCGAAACTCGTTCGAATAATATGAAAGGTTGTCGCAATCCTCTCGCCCAGTCTACCGAAGTCAGGCGTTAACTTCTTGATCAGCTCTCCGGCCTGTCGTAGCACGGGAACGAGGGCTGCCGAGATAGGTCCGCCAATGGCTTCCTTGGCATTGTCCCACGCGTTTGCGAGCTGGCCAACCGCGCCTGTGTAGGTGTTCAGATTCTTGACGGCAGCTCCACTGAATCTTTTTTGGGAGAGTGTGATAGCCGCACCCGCTCGTAGTTGTGCCTCGCTCATTTTCTTGAGTTCTGGAAACATGATAGCTAGTTCTCGGATTCTACCAGCTAGTGAATTCGTTAAGGTCATTGCTGACTCTTCAAAACTATTCCCTGTAGCTGCTGACATGTCAGCGGCAGCTTTAGTTATATCCATCGCCTGCTTTTTTGTAGCTCCGAACGAAAGAGACAATGCCATGGCGGCCGTTGCAGCATCATCGGAGACGGTCGAGGTAGCCTCCACGGCAGAGGCATACTTGAGCATTTCCTCAAGACTCGCCCTTGACGAATCGCCAGTAGATTCGAGGGCGACTTGTAGGCGCTTCTCGGAAAGTTCGGCTTCGGAGGCCGAGTGGATTGCGCTCTCCACAAAGCCGACGAATGTACTCGATAATGACTCAATTAGGTTTATGGCCATACCTGCGGCTTGGCTGAATGCGAGGAAACCGACCCCTAATTGGATTCTATTTAGAGTGCTTTGTAATTTACTCGCCGAGCGTTCCTCCTGATCGAGAGCTTTTTTTCCATCCTTCGCTCCCTTCTTCAATTTATCTTGAGCATCGGCTGCTTTTTTATCGCCCTTAACTGTAAACTTTACGATTAGCTCTCTAAGTATGTTTGCCATTTTGCATCCTCCGCCTTTGAGTTTCCTCTATCCGTTCCTTGATATTCAGCACTTCATGAGCGTCAAGTAGTTCATCTACACTCATGACGCTGAGATCGGACCACGAAATAAGGCCAGCAAGAACTGGCCTCCATAGAAATAGATCGACTTGGTGGGATCTAATCCCATAGAGGTTTAAATCTATTCCTTCTCCATCAGGCCAGAACCGTTGATTGCTGCCAGAGCTTGTGAAAAAAAATCTCCAAAATTATGCTTAATGACCTCGCCAATGACTTCAATGGTGAAGTTATAGTTAGAGAGGTCGATATCAGAAAATTTTTTCCCATCGACTAAAACAATCGAAGTAAACAGTCGAATTAGCTTTATCAACTCATCCTCGTTCACCTCGTTAAATACTTCCTTTATTCCAGCTCCCCAATCGCCCTTACTAAAATGCCCGATTGCGGGACCTGTTATTTTGATGAGGCGATGGATATGACGCCATCCCTCAATCGCTGAAAACTTTCCGATTATGATCGACTTGCCGTCTATGCTTACTTCTTTAGTTCCGAGAGTCATCAAGGCATCCTAATTTATGGAGCAACTGCCACGTCGTTACCGCCGAGGAATACGTTTAGGTTATCTGTTCTGAGTACCCACTCTCGATTCTGTGCCGTTTTGCCGAAAGCCGCATCTGGAAACTTCTCAATAAAGGCCGTATCCGCAACCGCTACTGTTGAGCCAAGATTGTCTTTTATGAGTAGCGGGAAAATCCCCGTGTTGCTCAACTCGTCTAAAAGGGCAAGCGTGGATAGCTCGTCGTTTGATGGGCTAGATTGCTGAAGGGAGAACGTGATTGTTCCGCTACGGTCGTTTGACTTTACCCTTGTTGCCTCCCCGTCTGCGCCTACTACCAGTTCCCATGCTGCATTAGTGCGGGTTATCGTCACCTGGGTATCTGCAAACCCTCGAATAATAAAACCGCCGCAAATGACGGATAGCTGCCTTGGATCATACGAGTACATGGCCATTTTAGTATCCCCTTTACGCTATGATTGTGCCTTGAATTTGAACAGTATGGATAGCGCCTGCTGTCGTTGCCGTGAAAGTTATATCCGGCAAAATCCTATTCGACTTATCCGTTGCATTAACTTCTTGCGCGAGTGGCGCTGAAACTACTGGCGGAGGATTAGTTGTGAGATATCCATCTTTCACAGACTGCGACAGTCTCGCCGTAACAGCATTCACAATCAGATTGATACCATCGTTCGTATAGGGGACCTTCCT